GCATTTAGCAGCACTTTAATCTTGCTTAGTTGATCGGGAAACATCATAAGTAGTTAATATATATAAAGAAATATATTCATAAAATAGTACATTTAGTATTTAGTATTATTGTATACATTTTTCTCGTTCTACGCGTACGCGTACGCGTACGCGTACGCGTAGGAGAAGTCAAGAACAGACTGGCCGATATACGCATATGCGCGCCGAACGTGTTTAAACACAAACACGTTTTTTGCAGTTCCAATAAAAACAAAGACTTAGTGAATTCGTCCTAAAGATGTCTAAAAAGAGCAAAATTAAGTCCTTTAAAACCAATAGTTTAGTGAACTTCAAAAATTGGTGTTCCGCCAAGTATCCGGCCTCTTCTTTTGATTTGTCGTAAACGTGCTTGCTTTATATACAACAACTTAGGTGCGAAATAGGCCGGTATGCCAGGGTGTTATCGTCCGGCCAATTCTTTTGCCGTAAAAACAATCATTTAGATGTTTAAAGCTGGTAGACGCCAGAACAGTCGTTGCCGGACATAACCGCAGATTGCGGATTTTGAACTCTGGAACTCGTGCTCATCTTCCTGGAACTCGTGCTTGTCCCATTAGTTCGTAGTTTTGACGAAAAACAAAAAACAATGACTTACGTTAACCTGTCCAAAAGGTCGTAGCCGTCCTTGGCCACGAGATTGGCCTAGATGAATGATTTTATCGCATTCGTAACCATGTATGCGACACCGTTAAACTCACATTCTGGCACCTTTTCAAACCTCTGGAGTGCCCCTGCGTCAACAAAATTCTCTTCATACTCGGTCAAACGCTTGGCGTTCACTGCGCCGGCGAGCTGTTGCAGCAGCATTGAACGAGGTATATAGCCTAGTTTCAGCATCGCTGCGAACTTTTTCTGCGAATTTCTGTAGCCTTTTCCGACATCGTTATTGCTGGATTTGAACGTTTTCTCGATGTATTTTTTCCTCTGAGTCGACATTTCATAGAGTATTCTGGCGATTTTCCGCGACTCCTGTTGTGTCAGACTATCCGAGGTTGTATGGTTCGCGAGCAGGGTTGCACCCATGCGGTCATATACACGAACCACTTCATGTGCCCATTCCAGGTGCTGTCGGGTGATCACCGGCATTTGGTCTATGCCGAGGCTATCCCACCCGGTCCATGCTTCTTCATCCCAAGTTGCCGCGATCATGGCGACCCGTAGACTTCGTTCTACACGACGCCCGAGTATTTGTTGACGCCTAGCCTCTGTGGTTTTGTTGAACTGTTCTGTCTCTTTCAACATGAGTTGCTGGTGTAAATCCCAGGCTTCGGGGGTGAGGTCTATCTCGTAAAAGACGTCCGGCGCTGAGCTGTTCGTGTTCAAGCTGTTGTGGACGGCCCGGATACGCTCGGCATGTTCATGCACGCTTTTCGGGATTTGCAGGTTGCGGTATGCGATATTGTCAGGCACACGAGTGTGGTTTACCGAAAAGATCGTACGGCTGACGTTGCCTTCATCAAGAGTGCTTTCTTTCGTTGCAGCCGCGAAACTGGCGATGGTTGACCCGCCGATTAAACCCAGGAACGGGGCCTTTATTTGCCGTTGAGCCGGGGTACCCGCTTGTTCAGCTTTGGCGCGACCGTGGTACATCCCGCTTTCTAAGGTCAGCAGGGAGCGTATCATTGCACGCATTTTGGTCATGTTGGTGTCATTGCCGACCATTTTGTCCATGTTCTCATCTATCACCAAGGTGAGGTTGCCACGGTTTCGGAACAGCAAGTCCTCCATACCCTCAGCACTGGCGATGTTACTCGCCACCATGTCATCCATCTCTAAGAGTTGAAGGACTTTCCCGATGAAGGTGAGTGGGTGGTTTTTACCGGAGGAGCTAGGGCCGATGATCTGTATCTGCAGATTGGCCATCATGCCGCCACGGGCCAAGCGATAGCGGTTGCCCATAATCGCGCCGCCCAGTGTGAGGATGCTGACCAAGCCGTGCTGTGGATGACAGAAACGAGCCGTAGCCATAAACTCTTTGAACAAGGCTTGTATCGGCCGACTCGGACAACTTTCTACAAGTTGATGGACTCGGCTGCCGATATCGGCCACTACCTTTTCCATCAACTTAGACTGGCTCTCTTCCTTGATAGGCTCTGCAGAGTCTTCGTTTTCGTCCGGCAGTTCCAGGGCGAGCTTGTCGAATTCAAGCTGCCGTTTGGCCCATTTAAGGGTCGCGTCAAAGTCGCCGCCGAACCAAAGTTTCTGTGCGACACTGAACAAGTCATGGGCTTGTCCAGCTTCATTCCACAATGGGTCTACTTCGGTGTGGTGGGAATAGACCCGGCGGCTTTCCGGGAAGTATATGACACCAGGGGTAGCGTCATCGTACGGGCAGGAGAACCGGAGTACCCGTCCACCGTCACAACTGTGGACATATCGGTATTCGTTGAGCTCCAATAAATCTGGAATCTCGAACGTATCGTTCAACAGGTCAATGGTGCGCAACCCGCGTTCACGTTTGGTGGCGTCGACTACCGGGGTTTTCTGTGGGTAGACTTCTCGGTGCCATTTTATCACGGCATCGACACAGACGCACCCACCTGTTCCATGGTAGGAAGCATAGAGCGATTTGTTTTCTTCCGGGTATCGGGGTAAATACCAGAGTCGGCCCCAAGTGGTTGCTTCATGGCTAGGGGTCAACGGCAGCCCCCGCGAGAGGCTGAAGTGCCGTAGCCAATCATGTAGGGCCGCGAGCTCATTGGGCTTTACACGCCTGTCCAATGCCAATATAATACGGTAGCGGTTGTGCTCCGCGGAATGGCTGTACGTGGTATAGAGGAAAAAGGTGAGGCCCTCTAGGACCTCTGCTACTTCCTCGATGGCAGGACCCCCATCCTGCTCATCAATGTAGATGTAGTTGTGACCAATGTTTTCAGCTCGGCGAGCTTTAGCATTGGTGTCGGTTAAAGGCCCGGCGTGGAAAAAGGAACCGTCTTTTTTCATGCTGGGCTTTGCTTTGTTGTCGAGCCAAGTCGCAAACTTTTCAAAGCTCGCAAAGGTCAGGTTCTTCACCTTGATTGGCTTTACGCTGCAACCAACTTCGCTGACCGCCGGGTGTATGGTTTGGCGTTTGAACGGCACGATAAACCGTGAGTCCTCACGCTTGGGAACGCTTCGTAACATCAGCACGCCTCCTTCTTTTCCACATATGCCTCCACCGCGTTGCGCACCAGCTCACTCCGGCTGATGCCTTTTTTCTCTGCTACTCGTGCGATCTTCTGCTTCAGTTCTCTTCTTACCCAGAAGCTGACGATCTTATCACCTTTACCTTGTGCTGCGGTCTTCATCGTAGATTACTCCGTGGTGTGCCATATTGGCCTATGCAGTATAGGGTAAAAAGCTATTAAGTAGCAAATACCGCTTGCACTGCGTTTTATAGTGCGCTATGGTGTGGTTGCTGGCCAGGTGGCCGGCACCACATGTGAGTCTCAACCAAGGAGAAGCCTTTATGGCAACGAAGATTGATATGCTCGACGCATTCGCTGATCTGCTGGCCGAAAAGATTGCCAACCGTCTGACGGTCGGTGCTGTAGGTGAGACCGAGGAAGAGGAGGAGGCACCGAAGGCCAAGGCTGCTCCTGCCAAGGCTGCCCCGGCTGCCAAGGGCAAGGCTGCCCCGGCTGCCAAGGGCAAGGCTGCCCCTGCCAAGGGCAAGGCGGTCACGCTGGTCGAAGTGCGCGATGCGCTCCGTGAGGTCAGCCAGAAGCTCGGCAAGGATGTTGCGGTCGGCATTCTCGGCGAGTTTGATTGCGCCAAGGTTTCCGAGGTTGAAGAGGGCGATTACGCTGAGCTCGTTAAGGCTTGCACCGAAGCCCTCGAAGCCGGTGAGGAAGAGGCCGAAGATGACGAGGATGACGACATCTAACGGCTAGTCCTGTGGCCATGGATGGCCATTCAACCCGAGGTGTATATGCTGACTAAATACGAAGACCTTCAACCGTGGCAAGTGCGAGTGATTGATGAGCTGGAGCAACTCACTGACCGGCTCAGCAAGCTGACCAAGATGCTGGGTAGTGAAGAGGCTATTCACATTTCTCCTGAAGACGTCGAGCTGTTGCAATCGCAAGCCTGTACGATGCTGGATTTGCAGTTCATTCTTCATCGGCGGGTCCGGCGGTTTTATGAACCGGCTGTCAAGTGACGCGATGCTGATGCAAACCGCGCGCCTCGCTGCGGCGCGCGGTACTTGCAACCGCGCTCAAGTGGGCGCGGTGATTGCGCGTGATACGCGGGTGATCACGACCGGGCGGGTGGGCAGTCTACCAGGACAGCCGCATTGCATAGACGTCGGTTGCAAGATTGGCCCTGAAGGTGGGTGTGTCCGTACTCAGCACGCGGAAGCCAATGCGATCGGATTCGCTGCGAAACACGGCATCGCATTGGCCGGTGCCGAGTTGTTCGTTACGCTCGCACCTTGCCTACCATGCGCAAAGCTGATTGCGTCTGCCGGGATCGTCGTCGTTAAATATGACGTTGAATACCGCAAGACGGACGGTATTGAGTTCTTGGTAGAAGCAGGTATCCGTGTGGAGCATTTTCATGAATAGATATCCTATAAAAGTTGTCGTTCCAGTCTCTGGAGGTAAAGATTCTCAGGCGTGTCTTAAATTAGCTCTTAAGAAATATGAAAAGAATGAGATTTTAGGTTTGTTCTGTGACACTCGGTTTGAACACCCTATAACATACAGCCACATTTACACGATGAGAGAGATTTACGGGGTGGAAATCTGTGCTATTAGTTCAGGCAGCGTTCCCGAGAAGGTTATTCAGCATAGGCGTTTTCCAGGTGGTGGTGCTCGGTTTTGCACTTCACAGTTAAAAATTGATCCTAGTAAAAAGTTCTATAAGGCTTTTGCAGAAGTCATGGGCCACGGTTTTGAAGTTTGGTATGGTGTTCGTAGTGACGAATCTCCGGCTAGAAAATTACGGTACATTGGTAAAGTCTCGACTGAGGTTTATCTTCCACATGAGTTTATGTTGAATTACCCTAAATATCTGGGAAAATTAGGTGTCCGTTTTAGATTACCTATTGTCGATTGGTCTGTAGAAGACGTTATGGTTTATCTAAACGGTCAAGAAAACCCACTATATCGTTCAGGGTTTAGCCGGGTAGGGTGTTTCCCATGTTTAGCTGGAGGCGATGCGAGTAAAATAAAAGCCTTTGAACACGATGATTTCGGTGCCCGACAGTATGAGAAAGTTTTAATTTTAGAAAAAGCCATTTCAAAATCTGTCTTTGAATCTAAAATCGGCCCGCGTTGGCGGGAAGACGGAGGTAACGGATGTTCTATTTGTTCTATGTGATGGGGTTTACATATGTCTAACGGGCATTCCCTCCTAAGCCCGAGCGGGGCTCCCCGGTGGACCCGTTGTACAGCAAGTCCACGTTTCGTTGCCAGCTTGAAACTGAGCGGCGAAGGTTCCGCCTATGCGGATGAAGGCACGCGCGCTCACGAGACGCTTGCTGAAGCCCTCGGTCTACCCAACCCGTATGACGTAAAGTTCCAATCGGAGGAAGAAGAAAAGCACTTGCCTCTCGCGTTTGAATGGGTCAGCCAGATTCGCAATTACCATCCGGAGGCAGAGCTGTTCCGTGAGATTGCGGTAAACCCGGCACCTTATGTCGGTACAAATCACTGCAAAGGCACGGCAGATATTATTATCCCCGTGCCGTTCGGTCCGATTTATGTTGCTGACCTGAAGTTCGGGGTCGGTGTGGTGGTTGATGCGATTGACAATATGCAGCTCATGCTCTATGGGCTCGGCGCGCTGGCTGAGTTTGAGCGTAAGCACGGGTACGTCTTCACAGAGCTGGTTCTTACCATTATACAGCCGCGCGCATACCATCCAGCCGGCCCGGTGCGGGAGTGGCGTGTTCCCTACACCGAGGCGATGCAGTGGGCTAAGGATTTAGGCGCAAAAGCCGCAGAGGCGCTAGGCCCGAGGCCCGTGTTTCGCCCTGGTGAGGATGCGTGTCGTTTCTGTCCCGCCGCCGGGGTTTGCAGGCACCTTGCGGAGTACAGTCTCAGCCGGGTGCGCAAGATATTTGACGATATCGTAGATTACGAAGCTGAATACAAGGATGTGAATTGCTTGACCAATGTGGAACTTGGACATATTCTAGATAATTCTCCGCTCATTCGCCGGTTCTTGGACGAGGCATATAATCACGCTCTACAGTACGAAACCCGTGGTGGCTCCATACCGGGTTGGGCTCTCAAGGAGAAACAAAGCAACAGGATGTGGGATGAAGACGAAGAAATGTTGGAGTTCTATTTCGGTGACGAGATATACCAAACCAAGCGGGCGTTGATCAGCCCGGCAGCCGCTGAAAAGAAGTTCGGTAAGAAGCTCATAACCAAGTTCGTGAAACGGGAGGCCCGCGGATATGCCCTGACGCAAGTAGACGCCAAGAAGCAAGCGACAATCGAAGAAACCAGTGTATTCAGTGAGGTTGATGACGATGGCAACGAAGACCAAGGGTAAAACCTTCAAGATCAGTGACGAACTCAACCAGAGCATGGTGACCAGTCGGTTCCGTGCCAGTTACGTTCATCTGTTGGAGCCATGGACCGGTGATGAGGACAAGGACGCGCGGTATGGTATTCAGATGATTTTCGATAAGAAGGAGCCGTGGCTGAAGGAAGCCAAGGCACGGGTCAAGGCGATTGCGATTGAGGCGTTCGGCCCCAATGCGGTACGCCTCCTCCAGACTGGCAAGTTGAAGAATCCTTTCCGTGATGGAGATGATGAGCGACCCGGTGACGATGTTTATGAAGGCAAGGTGTTTGTCAACGCGAACGGCGCTTATGCCGGCAAGAAGCCACCAGGGTTGATCAACCAGAAAAAGCGTGACATCCGCAAGATGGACAACCCTGAGGAAGTCTTCTATAGCGGGTGTTACGCTCGGGCGGAGATCAAGTTCTACCCGTTTGATCAGGCGGGCGGCAAGGGCATTGCGGTCTATCTCTTTAATGTACAAAAGCTGGCCGAAGGCGAGCCCCTCAGTGGTGGGCGCAGCGCCGATCAGGTGTTTGATGAAACCGAAGAAGACGATGATGACGCTCTCGACGGTTTTGAGGATGACGACGATTTCTAAGTAGGCTGCGGAGTGCCCGGACTACCGGGCACTCCTGGAGAATCCTTAAGTGAACTATTGCAAGCGACGTGGGAAAGTGTGGCAGTGTACTGCCAAGAGTCTTCTGGAAGAAAAGCAGTGTGAGTTCTATGGCATCGGCGGTTTGTGGTGCGTGTCTGTGACCAAACATGGGGTCTGCAAAAATGAACAAGCGAGAGCAAGTGCTGACAGCAGTGCGGTCGGCCCAGTCGCAGAACCAAGCGTTGAACGCCAGTCTTCATCTGACGATGCGTGATGCTCCGGGTTCCGCGGTTGCGGCGTTTCAGAAGGTGCTGAACCTACTCACTGAAGCCGACATGGCGTTTGATGATCTGGCAGACAGCTTAGATGCTTCATCTTGACTTTGAGACCTACTGCGACCTCGATGTGCGTGCGGTCGGCGCGCACACATACGCGCGGCACCCTAGTTGCCGTGTGCTTATGCTGGCCTATGCCTGGGGGGACGGCCCCATAGCCCTCTGGACGCCTCACACGGCCCCGGCGTTGCCCCGTAAGGTGTTGGCACACATACAGGCGGGCAAGCCCATAGCGTCGCATAACGTGGAGTTCGAGGCGAACATCTTTCGTCACGTGTTGGGCGTCGACACAGACTGGCCCCAGTGGCGGGACACCGCCGTGATGGCGCTTATTCACGGCTATCCCAAGAGCTTGGATGGCGCGGCCAAAGCAGTCCGCCTCAACACGCAGAAGGATAAACGTGGGCAAGCGTTGATTCGTAAGTTCTCAGCACCACGAAAGCCGACCAAAAATAATCCGAGTACCCGTATTCTGCCGGAGGACGCACCCGAGGACTGGCAGGATTTTTGCAACTACTGTATTCAGGACGTTGAAGTAGAACGCGAGTTGTTCGAGCGCCTCGGTGGCAAGTGGTTGCCCAGTGTGCGTGAACAGTGGATTTGGGAAGAAACCATGCGGATGAACGAGCGGGGTCTACCCATAGACACCAAGCTCGCCGCGAAGACTATTCGGTATCTTGACACGTACAGTGCCACCCGTGTTGAGGAATGTGTAGATATCACCTTCGGCATAACGCCGACGCAACGGGATAAGCTGCTCGCGTGGCTCAAGACCCAAGTGCCGGGATTGCGCAGCCTTCAACGGATTGAGCTTGAGCGGGTATTGAAGACGCAAGAGCTTGACGATGAAGTGCGTAGGGTGATTGAGATCCGTTTGGAGCAAGGCCGCGTCAGCACTAAGAAGCTGCGCAAGATGCTTGAGATGGATAGCGGTGACCAGCGTGCTCGCGGCAGTTTCATCTATTATGGAGCTGGTACCGGGCGGTTTACTGCGACCCGGTTGCAGCCGCATAACTTCCAGCGGCCGACCATTAAGAATGTCCCGCGGGTTATTCAGTTGTTGCGGACAGACCCAGTCCAGATAGAGACCGAGTTTGCGGGTCATGTGTTGGAAGCTGTCGGTAGCGCAATGCGTGGCTTCTTCAAGGCCCCCAACGGCCAAGTGTTTGTAGTCGCGGATTACAACGCGATTGAGGCGCGCGTGTTGGCATGGTTGGCTCATCAGTATGATCTCGTAGAACAGTTCCACACCGGCACTGACGTTTACGTTGTCATGGCGGGCACAATCTTCAAGCTGGATGCTGCCACCATCTTAGCCCTATACCAAGCGGGCGACATCGTAGCAGACGCGCAACGCAAGCTCGGTAAGGACACCATCTTGGGTTGTGGTTATTCCATGAGCATGGCGACGTTTTTGGTGCAGATGGAATCCAAGGGCAGTGACACGGTCGCCGGGGTACCCATTCGCATAAATCCCGCGATGCGCGGGCAACGTGATAAGGGCAGCTTCAACCCCAAAGCATGGAAGATAGCGACAGCCGCTGTTTACGGGTACCGCGATAAGTATCCAAGGATCCCTGAGCTTTGGCGTGCTGTTGAACATGCTGTGAAGAAAGTGCTCAGTGGTAAAGCTCCGGAGTTTCATGTCAACGGCAAGCTGACGTTTTTCATGGAAGACCATTTTTTGGTCATGCGCCTGCCGAGTGGTCGGCATGTCTATTATCCAGAAGCCAGTCTCGTTGATAAGGTGAACAAGTACACGGGTCAGCTTGAGAAAGCGATCCGGTTTCGCACAGTAACAGATAAGGGGACGTGGGTCTGGGAAGAGTCGTATGGTGCTAAGTTTGTAGAGAATGCGGTACAGGCAATCAGCCGAGATCTCATGACAAATGGAATGTACTATGCCAACCATGCCCGGTTTGAGATAGTCGGCACCGTGCATGACGAGGTACTGTCGCTCCATCAACGCCTTGGCTGGCGTACCGCGCCGCTGTTGCGCCGCTACATTGCCGCGCTCTGTACGTTGCCCCGGTGGGCCAAGGGCGAGGACTTAGGGAAAACCGTGCCGTTGAAGGCTGACGGGTATGTCGCAAAGAGGTATAGGAAATGAACAACCCGTTTATAGATGTTGTGGTTACGAAATCCGAGGCCAGCCGCTTTGCGGAGATTGCTTCTACATGGAATGTTTTACAGAATTACATCGGTCGGTTGGATGAAGATGAGCTCGCCAGACTCTTGCGGTGGGAGCTGGATAACCAACGTCGCATGTACGTGATCAACAAGATCAAAGCGCGTCACAGCCGGTTACGTGATTCTAGGGAGCGGAAAGAGATTCTTCCGTGATCGAGTCTGAGATAGAACGCAAGTTCGGTAGGTATGTTCGGTCACGTGGTGGGCTTTATCTTAAGCAGAACCCGACATGGTACGTGAACATTCCAGACCGTCTTGTTTGTGTTCCCGGTGGTACCGCGTTTTTCTTGGAGCTGAAGCGTCCCGGTTGCTCCCCCAACAATGGGCAGCTAAAATGGGCAAGGTTGGCACGGCAACGCGGTCACACAGTCTATTGGTCTGACGATGTAGACGAAGCGATAGAATTATATGAAAAGGCGTTTGTACGAGTACCAGAGTGAAGCCGCTCGTTTTCTATATCTGCGTGGTGCTGGAGCACTGTTCGCTGGAGTTGGTACCGGCAAGACAGCAGTTCTTCTTCACGTTGTAGAACGCCTTTTGCGCCGTGAAGCGAATACCGCGTTGGTGGTAGCCCCGATCGCTGTCGTGAAGTCTGTCTGGGAAGAAGAGGCCCGCAAGTGGCCGAAGACTCGGAACCTCCGCTTTAGCCTCGTGTTGGGCAACCCGACACAGAGATTGGCTGCTCTTCGCAAAAAGGCCGACGTTTACTTGTTGAACTATGAGAACCTTCCTTGGTTCTTGAATCTCAACAACGTCACCATTCCAGATATCCTAGTATTGGACGAATCGACCAGGATAAAGAATCCTGCATCTCTCCGGTTCAGGGGCCGTGGTATGGTGAAAGCTCAAGGTCGAACGAGAGCTAAGAAGCCAATGCGCGGGCTGAAACATGCTGTTCGCAAATTCAAGTATCGGTACATCTGCACTGGCACACCTAAACCGGGTGAGTACGAGAACCTCTGGTCACAAATATTCACGCTTGATTTTGGTGAGCGGTTGTTTGACAATATAACTGCTTTCCGTGGTGAGCATTATAATCAATATGGCTCGCAGCATTATCAGCGTGAACTGAAACGTGGGCACGATAAGATTATAGAAAACAGTATTAAAGACCTTTGTTATTATGTCAGTGAGGACCAAATTAAGCAAGCCTTGCCGACCGTGGTGAAACGAGATTATTTTGTAGATTTACCACCAAAAGTTCGGGAAATGTATGACGAGTTTGAAGCTGACACTATTCTTGAGCTGGAAGACGGTAAGGTGTTGGAAGCAGATCATGTTGCTACTTCGTTGAACGTGCTGCGGCAGATCGCCCAAGGTGCGGTTTATGCTGACGATAAAGACGTAATACAGATTCACCAAGAAAAGATTATGATGTTGGACGCGATTGCTGAAGACCTCGGTAATCGCAATGCCATCGTCACATATGTTTACCGGCACGACCTCTCAAAGTTGTTGGCCTGGCGTAAGTCTCCGGTGTTGCACAGTGGGCTGAATGCGCGTGAGCATAAGCGGTTGATTAGTGCTTGGAATGCCGGGCAAATTCCGTTAATCTATGGTCACCCCGCGTCGATGGGACATGGATTGAACCTCCAGGGTGGTGGGTACAATATCATCATGTTCGGGCTCAATTGGGGTCTTGAATACTACCAGCAAGTCATCGGCCGGTTGCGACGCACAGGGCAGGAGTCTGACCGGGTGTTTGTGCATCGTATCTTGGCGCGCAATACAGTTGAAACCGACCTCATCGCCCCGCGATTACGCAAGGCTAATGAGAGTCAGCGAAGCTTTTTAGCGACTTTGCGTGAGTATCGTGAGCAAGTTTTGCAGCGTAATCATATCTTTACGCGTCGGGTTTAGCCCGGTTGCGCAGGTTTAGCCCATAACCCATTGGTGCCATAGTGCCGCCGTGATGGCCTCAGGGGCCGTTGCGGCTATACCTTGCAGGGTGCCCCGCCCCATGCTACGCTTTAAGGTATGGCACGTCGACCCCCTATTCATCATGCCGCTTGGGACACCCCTGAGCACCGGGCTAGACGCTTGGCGAAAAGCCGAACGGCTTATGATCGGGCTCGGGCTTCTGACCCGATACGCCAGTTCTACATGACCCCAGATTGGCGTAAGTTGTCTCGCGCTTTTCTTGCAGCCAATCCCAGATGCTGTAAATGCGGCGCACGGGCGACCCAGGCAGATCATATACGCGATGTGCGAACACACTGGGAGTTACGGCTCACCCTTCAAAATCTTCAGCCTTTGTGTCACACTTGTCACAGTCGTAAAACTGCGGTGACTGTTGGGTTTGCTAGAGGTTTAACGTGAATAAGTCGAAGTACGCTGCTCAACCTAAGCAGAGTAGACCTTTCAATGGGTTTCGGGCAGAGGCTGTTGGGCGCGGTAAAACCTCCACCCGGCCCCCGATGCCAGCAGTTGGCCCATTTGACCCTAATGATGTGATTCTCCCTGCTTCGCTTACCCCTAGTCAGGAGAAGCGGGTCGCACAGATTCTCGACATGATCGTATCTACCGGCAGTGCCGGTTATACTGATACCATGACGGTCGGCACGCTCATCAAAGTCATGCTCGCTTTGGATGACGTAGACGAACAGCTTAACGTAGAAGGCTATCTCATCGAATACGAGAATACTCGTGGTGTGATGGTTCAAAAAGTACACCCGGCTTTTGATGTCCGCAAAACGCTTTTTCGTGAAATGCGTTCTCTTCTCAGTGAATTCGGCCTTTCCCCCATGACCCGGCGTGGTCTGGTCCGGCTTGCGCAAGATGATGACGAAGATACGGACGAGTGGGATGGCCTCCTTAATTAGTCAGGTTCCACCCAACTGTAGAGACGCGTTGGATTACGCGAATCAGGTTGTGCTCGATGAAATTCCCGTCTGTTCATATGTTCGTCAAGCCGTTCAGCGGTTTTTTGACGATATGGGGCGGGATGACATCCACCTAGATTGGCAGGCTGCTGAGCGGGTGATGAATTTTGTTCAGCGGATGCCCCATATAAAAGGTCCGTTAGCAGGACAGCCGCTTCAACTAGACCTCTGGCAGAAATTCATTTACCTCAACATCTTCGGATGGAAAGTCGGTGCCACTGGTACTCGCCGATTTCGCCGAGCATACACTGAAGTCCCGCGTGGGAACGGAAAATCTAGCATGGTTGCCCCAGCCGGGTTGTACATGCTGTCAGCAGACAGGGAAGGGGGCGCGGAAGTGTATAGTGCCGCAGTTACACGGGATCAAGCTAAAATCGTCTTCAACGTCGCCAAGGCGATGGCTACCAGGGCAGACCGTTTTATGTCTCGTGCTGGGGTGGAAGTCCTCCAGCACGTCATCATGCAAGAGCGGTCGGAGAGTACGTTCCAACCCTTGAGCGCGGATGCCCGCAGCCTTGATGGGTTGAACGTTCACCTCGCCATTCTTGATGAGCTCGCCCAACATAAGACTCGTGAAGTTTATGACGTGCTTGAGACAGCTACAGGTAAGCGGTCACAGGCTTTGATGTGGATGATCACTACAGCTGGCCCGGACCAAGGTGGGATTGGCTTTGAGGTTCACGATTACGCGATCAAGGTGCTTGCCGGTGTTCTTCAGGACGACTCGTTTTTCGGCATCATTTATACAATCGACGGTGACGATGACTGGACCAGACCAGCCGCTTGGATAAAGGCAAATCCGAACTGGGGTACATCTGTTCAGCCCGACGTTATCGCGCAGCTTGCACATAAGGCTTTTCAACTACCGAGTGCGCAGAACAGTTTCAAGATGAAGCATCTGAATATCTGGACTAACGCGAACAGCATGTGGCTGAATTCGGAAAGTTGGGCTCGCCAAGCTCTGCTTATAAAAGAAGAAGAGTTCGCTGGTGAGGAGTGTCATATCGGGCTTGACCTCGCTAGTAAAATCGACGTGGTGGCTGCGGTTAAGATGTTTCGTCGCGAAGTAAATGGTGTTTACCATTATTTTATCAAGCCACGATTGTATCTGCCAGAACAAGCTATTCTGGAGAATCGCAATGCGAATTATCGTGGCTGGGTTGCTGGTGGGCATTTGATAGCGACGCCTGGTGATGTGATTGATTTCTCGATGATTGAAGAAGATATCATTGAAGATAATAAGAAATTTGATGTCAGGGAAATACCCTATGACCCGTGGCAAGCGACTCAAATGGCGCAGCGTCTGGAAAAAGAATCCTTCCGTGTAATAGAGTTTCCTGCTACAGTGCGCAATTTCTCTGAGCCGATGAAAGAGTTTGAGTCGTTGGTGCGGCAAGGTCGTCTCTGGCACGACGATAACCCAGCGTTCAACTGGATGATAAGCAACCTTGTGGTCCGTGAAGATCGTAAAGGTAACATTTTCCCCCGTAAAGAACGCGATGAGAATAAAATCGATGGCCCAGTCGCGGCTATCATGGCGTTGGCCCGCTGGATGTTCGCGGTGCAAGAGGAAGAGCAGCAGTTCGAAATCGGTGGGTTTATAGGGTAAAGAATCATGGCCACACAAAACGTTTCACTGACACCAGATTGGCTCAAGGTAGCTGACGCTGCGGACGACCCAGTTTTGATTCAAGCAGGTGCGAATTTCGAGTATCAAATTGCAGCAGTTTCTGTCGACGGAGATCCAACAGTGCTCGGGCATCTTTTGCGTGGGCCGATCCGTGGAATCAGTCGTTCTATGATAGGTCCTGGACATTTGTATGCTCGCATTTCGTATGGCGACGGCCCTGGTATTTTGATAATCTCTGGCAGTAGTCTTATTCTGGAGTGATCATGTTTGATATCTTCCAATATTTCAAAATTTTTGAGCCATTGCCGGCCGGAGAATTTGGCACTGGTGGCCTCCTCCAACCCATCGCTCTCACAAGCCCGCTCGGCGTCGTGTTCGTGAGCGCATCTGGTGCGGTGCTCGTGCGCGGAACTAAGCGCGTCGCCCCGCAGGAGTCCTAATGGCCGATATCACCGATTTTCCGATCCCGACCGAAATCCTGGATCCAACCAACTACCCTGAGTTCGTCGGCGCGACCGGACCCAAGGGCGACACGGGTGATCCTGGAGAAATTGGACCGCAGGGACCGCAAGGCGTACCCGGCCAAGACGGCGCGGCGACGCTCACGCCGATGGCCGCCTACACCGAGACCGGCGCAACCCTGGCCTTCGTTGCGGAAGCATTCGGCGACATCGAAATCCCCTGCGATGGCAAAGTCTATCAGCTCACGATCACAGGCAATTGCAGCCTTGTCACCGGCACGGTGCCGACTGCGCCCGAGTGCAGCGTCGCGACTGTTGCGGTCCTCATCGACACCGAGACGCCTCCAGTCATCGCACTCGACGCGGCGTGGCATTGGACAGACTCGACCGCTGTTGATCTTCCGACAGCCGACGAATCAAAAGCCGTACTGACGCTGCAAACCTACCCGCAAGGCTGGGTCGAGGCGCATGTCCGCACGATCGGGGTGCCGTCATGAGAGTGCGGAGGTTGATGGGGCGTGGGGTCGCCAGCCTCTGGGATTGGCCCGCATGGGTGCCGTGGTCGACGTTTTCTTCGCAGCTCGACAAAGAGATCAACGTTGGAGTTTTGCCGTCGGCCACACGCTCCGCAATGGGCGCATCTCTGTCCGGTCTGTACAAATGGTACGGGGGT